GTGGTGCCAAGCATGGGATCGTGCATGGCGTGACGGACACAAGGCTGGATGGGATGGCGGTCACGACTGGGCTAAGTTAATGGAGAAAAAGAAATGACAGGGCGAAGACCGATAGGACTGACGGTTCCATACAGAGAGATAGGCTACAAAGAACCAGCTACATTAGCTGCCCTAGAGAAGAAGATCAAAGAGCTAGAAGACCGAATCAAGAAGCTAGAACAGGAGAAAAAATGACCATTAACGCCTTCAGCCCTGAGTATGTACAGACCCACATGCCAGAGTTCTTAACCAAGATGCGCATCGAGTCTAGTCAACATGCGTACGGTGTCATCAACGGAGGAAAAGCTAGGGCTGCGCGTGAAGCAAAGCTCGGCGGCAAGTACGTGAACACCATCAATTTGAACCAAGAAACCAAACCGAAAGGGAAGAAATGAGCTACCAAGAACTAGAAATTAACGTGATCCGATGGGGAGAGGCGCGTGGAATCGTGCAGAACTCAACACCTGCGGCTCAACTAGAGAAGACACTTGAAGAAATTGAAGAGTTGAAAGAGGCTATTGCCGCAAACGACATTGACGCCATCAAGGATGCCTATGGTGACATTTTGGTAACGCTAATCATGGGTTGTGCTACCGCTGACATTGATCTGGTTTCATGCCTTGAGTTGGCATACAAGGAAATCAAGGATCGCAAAGGCTACCTCAACGCTGACGGAATCTTTGTAAAGGAAAAGGCATGAACCAAGCACGCGCGGCCTTCGAGGCTTTTATGAGCACTAAGTCGAAAGACGTTGCCAACTACTGGGACGGTAAGAAGTACACGAACGCAAACATTCAAACCAAGTGGACGTACTTCCGTCTTGGCTGGACTATGAAAGAACAAATCAAATGATCAAGTTAGACCTAGACCTGTTAGTCATTGACAAGGGAACTCAGTCAAGAGCTGAAATCAACCGCGCTCAGGTGGCGCAGTATGTGGAAGACATTGAGAACGGCGCAGACTTCGAGCCTGTCTATGCCATCTTCGACGGCCTGTCCTACTACTTGGCTGACGGTTTCCATCGTTACCATGCGCACCGCCAAGCTGGACTGAAGCAAATCAATGCAGACGTAGACAACGGTACGTTGGATGACGCACAGCTTTATGCCACTTCAGCCAACAAGAATCATGGACTGCCGCGCACAAACGCAGACAAGCGCAAGGCCGTGATGATGACGTTGGAGAACCCTCGCACCAAAAACTGGACGGATCAGGCGGTAGCTGATTGGGTTGGTGTGTCTCGCAGCTTTGTACTTAACATCCGTGGAGATCAAAAGGGTGAGAGCGTTACGTTCATGCGCGGCGGGAAAGAGATTACTCGCAAGCCAAAGAGCAAGAAGCCACAAGAGGTAGTCAAAAAAGAGATCGTCGGAGCCATGCCTCCAGAGGTCAAGGCTGATCCAGTCTATGACCCTGCTAAGGATGCCATGCTTGAGATTGCAAAGGAAAACGAGCAGCTTAAAGATCGCTTGGCTGTGGAGGTGATGGACGCCAGTGAAGAAGAAAAGACTATGGCGGCAGAAACCATCTCTGAGCTGCGCGAAGAAGTCCGTAAGTTGCAGATCATCAACACGTCACTGGTCATCAGCCGTGATCAATTCCAAAACGAAAACGCCCAGCTTAAAAAGCAAGTGGCTGTACTACAAAGAAAGCTGAAGCAATATGAGTGAGAGCGCACTATCCAAACAGATCGCTGGCAACCACTACAAAGACCGCGCTATCCAGCCGGTCGAGTACATCCATGCCAATGGGTTGGACTTCTTCGAGGGCAACGTAGTGAAGTACGTCACGCGCTGGCGCAGTAAAGACGGGATGCCTGATCTTTACAAGGCCAAGCATTACATCGAACTCTTGATCGAACTCGAATCAAAGAAGAAGTAATCCAAAGCCCAAGCCGTCGGGCGTAGTGTGACGGTAGCGGAGAAATACATGGCTTTAAAGTTACGACAGTATCAGGAAGAAGCGTTGGAGGCGCTGCGCCAAGGTGTAGCAGAAGGACATAAGGCTCAGATTTTGTACCTGCCAACCGGCGGAGGGAAAACTGAGTGTGCGATTGCTTTGCTGGATGCGGCAAATCAAAAGAACAACCGAGCAGCAATGATTCTTGACCGGATCATTCTGTGCGACCAGACTAGCGCACGTCTGGATCGGTACAACATTGACCACGGCGTATTGCAGTCAGGCCACTGGCGTTCACGTCCGTATGAAAACATCCAAGTCTGCTCTGCCCAAACGCTGGAGCGGCGAGAGGAGTTTCCCGGGCTAACGTTGCTCATCGTTGACGAAGCGCACCAAACAAGAGAAGCTACGGTCGAGTTCATCAAGAACAATCCTGACGTAATGGTGATCGGGCTGACCGCCACGCCATTTACCAAGGGGCTAGGCCGTACCTACAAGAACGTTATCTCCACAGTAACGACGAAGGAATTGGTGGACAGTAAGGTGCTGGTTCCTCTGCGTGTCTACATCGCCAAAGAGATTGACATGACGGGTGCCAAGAAGGTGGCTGGTGAGTGGAGTCAGAGGGAATCCCAAGAACGTGGCATGAAGATCACTGGTGACATCGTGCAGTCATGGATTGAGAAGACCACCGAGATCTTTGGTGGCCCACGAAAGACCATCGTGTTCTGCTCAGGCGTAAACCACGGAGCTGATCTGGCGCGTAAGTTTGCAGAGCATGGCTATAACTTTGTAAGCATTAGCTATCGGGATGATGATCAGTTCAAGACGGACGTGATCGAAGACTTTGCCAAGCCTGACACAGAAATCCACGGGCTGATCGCCACAGACATTCTGACCAAGGGATTCGACGTGCCTGACGTGATGATCGGCGTCTCAGCTCGTCCATTCTCCAAGTCCTTGTCCTCCCACATCCAGCAGATGGGGCGTGTGATGCGCGGTCATCCAGAAAAAAAATCAGCGATTTGGCTTGACCACGCAGGTAACTACTTACGTTTTCAAGAGGAATGGGATGACATATATGCCAACGGCGTGCATGAGCTAGATGATGGCAAAGAGAAACCAAAGAAAGAAAAGACGGAGAAGGAAAAGAAGGAAGCCAAGTGCCCAGTCTGCTCGGCGTATTTCCCTCCGTACATGGACATCTGCGGTGGCTGCGGTCATGTGCGCGATCGAAAGAGCAAGCTGGAATCGGTGGCTGGTAAGTTGGAGGAGTTGTTGGGCTTACCCAAACAGGACGTAAGCAAACAGGATTGGTGGTCTATGTGCCAGTACAAGATGATCACGAGCGGATGGAGCCAAGGGCGAGCGGCTCATGTGTACAAAGACAAGTTCGGCGTATGGCCTAGAGGTTTGCAGGATGTGCCCAAGCTACCATCAAAAGAGTTTGACAAGGCGGTCAAAGCAGGACTGATTCGATACATCAAGGGAAAGGGTAAAGCATGACGCAAGATGAACTCATTGAGATGGCTAAACAGATTGCTACACAAGCAAGCAAAGTTGGCCCCTATCGAACTTGGACGCACGAATATGCCATGAGCTTAATCATGCAGTTAGTTGATGCCAGTGCAGCTAAAGAGCGTGAGGCGTGTGCAAAGATTTGTCAAGAATTTAACTTTGGGCAAGCACCAACACTTATTCAAAACAGAATCCGAGCACGAGGTGAAAAATGACCAAAAATGAAATCATTGATATGGCTAGACAGGCTGGATTCCGTGTTGGCCCATCAAGAGACGGCCCTGATGATGTAAGAGGCGCTGGATTGAATCTTGAGTGGTTTGCCAAACTGGTAGCAGCTAAAGAGCGCGAGGCGTGTGCGAAGTTGTGTGATGACGTTGGAATGTTCCATAAAGTCTCTCAAGGCGCAGACCTTTGTTTTGAACTAGGCAAATCAATCCGAGCAAGAGATGAAACATGAGTACAGATCAAGAATACTGGGACGCTTGCCTGATTAAGACGTGGAGAAACTGCGGAACCATTGGTGATGCGTTTGATTTGTACAAAAGCATCACTGGCAAAGATGTTGAGCCTCCGCTGATTCGCATTCCAATAGGAACAAAACGGCCTGATTCGTCTATTCAAGCGTTCGTGGCAAACAGATTGGAGAAAATCAGTAAGCGATTGTGGAGTCAGCCCCCTGAGAAAGACGTTCTACTGCTTCGTAAATTAAAAGATTCAAAGTACGACATATCAGAAAGATCAACTCACTTCGTAGATAGAGAGTTCGTGAACGCCAAGAAAAGAAATTACAAAGACGAAAAGAAAATGAAACTGGATTACCACAACTACAAAAACAGAAATCATTCGACCGATTGGGGAGTCACTAAGTAATGGACTTTGTTACTTGCTGCAAACTGCATGGCATTCTGATCGACAGCGTGCCACGCATGGGCGTATGGAAGCGTTACCCTACCGAAGACCATCCTCACAAGCGCAACGGGGCGGTGAAGTTCATGGGAGACCACGGCTTTATTCAGAATCACGCAACTGAGACAGAGGTTTCGTTATGGCAGTCGGATGAGCCACACAAGATAGATCGTGCGGCATTGATGCGGGATGTGAAGGCGGCTGATCTCCGCCGTGAACAGAACCAACAGGCTGCGGCTGACAAGGCGGCATGGATCGTCAACCAAACAGTCCAAGCCAAGCATGACTATCTCAGGAAGAAGGGATTCTCTGAGGAAGAAGGGCGCGTCTGGCCTAACAAGGGTGATCCGTTGCTGGTAATTCCCATGCGTGTGGCTGGTCGGCTGGTCGGCTGCCAACTGATTGACCGCGAAGGCGGGAAGAAGTTTCTATTCGGTCAGCGCACAAGCAATGCAGAGTTGGTCATTGACAACAAGGGTACGCACGTCCTCTGTGAAGGGTACGCCACGGCTTTGTCAATTCAAAAATCTCTCAAGAGTTTGAAGCGCCGCTACACCATTCACATTTGTTTCTCGGCTGGCAACATGAAAAAGATTGCGGCTGATCTCCCTAGTGGAGTGGTGGTCGCTGACAACGATGCTTCTGGTACAGGCGAACGGGTAGCCAAAGAGATCGGCTGGCCTTTCTGGATGAGCGATGTATTAAATGAAGATGCGAATGATGCGCGGATTCGCATGGGTGACTTTCGTTTCGGGCAAAGCCTAGTCAAGTCATTGAAAATATTCTAGGTGGTTGAAGCTATCTACTCGGACGTTGTTGTAAATCCTGCCCATAAGGTTCAGGCTTTGCAACAAGTCCATTCCTATTGAAAGTGCGTTGTCTCCACCTGCAACGCAGTCGGCATGAACGATAACAAGACCGTCTTCAGTTTCAGATAAGTGAATACTGAAAACGGTCTTGGTTATTCCATGTACAGGGTTATTAGCCATGCCCAGAGCATAAGCGAAATCGTGACCGTGATAACGTCTGATCGGCTGATCGTTTCTGGCGGACTCTCTATGTACTGTGCATAGCTAATGTCATTCTGAAAGGCGTCACTCAAAGTGCGCGGGTAGCAACGAGTCGTGTTGTTGTGATTGGGTGGTAGCGTGATG